CCACGACCAGCGTGATACGCGATACCAATACCGCAGAGCGTGTGAAGCCCCTTTGACCCCACATGGAACAGCGAGGACAAGGCGCCGCCGAGTCCAGCGTTGTGTTTGATGTAGGCGGCTGAGGTGGTCCGTGACCCGGTGTGGTGCCAGAAGATACCTTGGATGTACCCGAAGTCCCCCATTCCCCACTGCATTGCTCCGGGCAGAATTTCCAGAGGAATGCCGAAGTGCTTAAAAAGCTCAGGGATAAACGTCGGGTCACCCCGCCAATTAGGATTGGGTTTCATATTTCCCTCCTTATTTTGGGCATGAAAAAAGCCCCACCGTGGGGGCTTCAAAGTTGAGTAGATTGTCTTCGGCTACGGAGGCCAAAGAAAAGTGAGCATCAAAATAACCCGCACCAAATTACTGGTACGGGCTACAAGTTCAAACAGTCTCTAGAAAGTTACCGGGACAGAATATTCCTTCCACTTAGAAAGACCATGAGCATTTGGATTATACGGAGGCCTTACATCTGCGTCTTTACGAATCTGGTATTCGCGCTTATCTCGGCGGGATCTCCACCACATCGGCAAATACGTAAATGTGACAGTCGACCCTGGCAGCTTGCCACCAAGACGGACAGTAACGCATCTGTTTGTACGTAGGTAAGAACGAGTAACACGTTCCTCTGGATTCTCGGCAAGTCTCAGATCCCCACCTTGTCCAAGAAAATTGCTGTTACCGATTGCCACACCTCTCCAACCTTGATTGGTGAGCACAGCATAGTCAGAGTCGCCTATTTTCCTGAGTACAAAACGAGGCCGACTAAACCTTGCGGCTGCCGCAGTCGAAAGGGCAACAAACAGACCAGCGATAGTACCGGCAATAATGCCACCAACAATCGTGCTCAACATTTGCTAGTCCTGCGCAGGCAGCTCGCGCTCGTCGACTACATAGAACTCGGCATCCTTTAGCCCCTTGGACTTGTAGAAAATCGAAGAGCGCTTCATCGCTGACAAGATATCTTCAATTTTTAGTGACGTTGTAAACTTCACGACATCCACCGCATGCGCGCCACCCAAGCCACCAGGACGGTTTTGGCTATCGTCAAGCTTGCTTCGGTCAGCGGCAAGAATTATCACATGTCCTTGCTCGTGGTACGCATTCGCTAGTGTGGTTTGAATCCCTACGATCTCCCAGTTATCGCGGTCAAGTCCTACTATCTCATAGAGTTTCGGGTCTCCTAGATTAAAGCTTTGCTCGAGAATTGCTTCCCCAATAAATTGAGCATCTTCCGCGATGTGGGGTACATAGGGAAATTTATCTTCATAAAAAGTCATAACGTTTAAAGTTAGCAGACTATAAAGAACCGTGCTGAGCGTTTTTATTCAGCTTCTTTGAGCGCATCCTCTAGTGCTTTTCTGTCGCCTCCACCGTCGGTGTGCTTCGCGGCCAGCTCTTGAATCGTTGCAGAAATCTGCGCCAAATTAGCCCGCCGCTCCTGTTCGGTAAGAGTAGCGGTTTTGAGCCGTGAGTGTAGCCACCTGCTGCGGGGAGGGCTGCCCCCTCCTTTCGTGTGGTGTTACATTTTGACGGTGTAGACATGGCCTGTAAATGTGTCTGTTTGAAGCGTCCAGTTTCTACGCAGGCGAATCTCCGCAGTGCCAGTCACCAGAGCGGACACCCCTCCCTCACCTTTGAAGGCAGCTTTCTTATCCCCAATAGTGATATCCGGGTAGCCGTTAAGGCCGCCAGCTGGTGTCGTTGTTGTGCCTATAGCGGCCACTAGCCACGTTTCACCTGCCGGTACGGTGATTGTCGTCATTAGTGTGGATGTTCCGCTGCCCGTCGCGGTTCCCGATATTGGAGTTTCTTCGACCCTGCCGCCTAGTTTGCCGATGATTTCACTAGTGATAGCCAATTTAAACCCCCGTGATCTCGTGTAATTCCATAGCGGTTTCATCCAACCACCAGTCGCCTACCTGTGCGCCCGGGATCGACGCAGGAGGTGGCCCCTCGCCACGGAACCAAGCCCGGATATTCCCAAGACGTGCAAGCGCCGCGTCCAGACCATCCACCTGCGACGAAGTATGCGTATGCACCGAATCAGCCTTACCAGCCAAACCCGGCACCGTAGGAGCCTGCGACGTGCCGCCCAAGTCACCCGCTAGACGAATCGAGCCAGGGGCCGAAGCAGTAGCAACAGGGATAGACTGCAAAGCCGTATCAGCACGCGACAGAGAATCCTGCACCTGCTGCGAAAGCTCGGCTTTCTTCCAGCCGTCAGACGGCGCGCCCTGCTGCGCGTTCTCCGCCGCAGTCACCGCCTCATCACGCGCCAGACGTGACTCGTCACGCGCGGCCTCCGACTGGGCTGCATACGTCAGGGAATCTTGAGCATGGGTGGCAGCGTTAGACTCCGACTGCGATGCCATACCCCTGTGTGCATCCGCTGCTTGCTCCGATGCCGCTGCGTTAGTTTCAGATTGCTCGGCATCCGCTTTAGATTGTGCCGCATCATTCTTGTGTTGCTCCGCCGCGTTATTGTACTGCTCCGCAAGCTCCGCAAAACCCGCCGCGTCAGCCTCAGATTGCGCGGCGTTTGTTTCCGAGGTTGCAGCCGCAGTCTTAGACTGCGAAGCATCCTCCACCAGACCATCAAGCTCCGAGCGCACCTGCGCAACCGCACCCGAAGCCGCCGTACCAGCCGCCTGCTCAGCCCGGTCAGCATGACCATCCGCCGCCACAACCAGACCATCAAGCTCATCATGAATATCACCCACGGTACTGCTAGCCGCAGCTACTGCTTCATCACGCGCCGTTTCAGTTACGCCTTTAGCGCTCTCCGCCGCCTGGCGCGCAGCAACAGCACGGTCCGCATCGGTTTTGACCTCATCCCGCACAAGCTCAGCACCATTAGCGATAGCATCATCCACGATGCTTTCCGCACGGTCAGCATGTTGCTTAGAACGTATCTCCGACGTTTTAGAATTCCGCTCCGACGCAGCCGCATTATCCGCAGCCTGCTGCACCGCAGACACAATAGGAGGCGAGTACTCAAACTGAGACTCAACCAAAGCCCTGAGTGTCACCACGCCCGTGCCATCAGGGACAACAACCGGGATAGGCTCTTGCGATTCAAACCCACGACACTGCAGCAAAACCCGCATCTCGCCCGGCTCCACATCAGGCACAGTCGCCGTGCCATCCTCAAGAAGCACAGTGTGCGGCGCCGTCGAAATCACACGCCCGGCATGAGTGGCAGAACCACCTACACGTGGACGCCAAAAAATAACTTTGTCCCCCGGGTGCGCCTCGCCCCCAAGGTCAGTTACGTCAATCGAAATATTAACCATTGCTACACCTATCCCCCTGCCTTTTCCTCAGAGTCCCCGCCAGTAGGCGGATTGATATAGGTCGATGACCACCGCTTCGCGACGAGCCTCGTCGATGCCCAGCCACCTAGATGCCCCCGCCCAGTACCTACGCTGTAGACATGTACAGCCACAAAATAATCTGAGCCGGGCACAACAAAATCCGCACCGAATGCGACCGTATGAGTTTCATCCGAGGTCTCGTCAATAAACTCTTGATAGGTATGCAACTGCCCTTGAGGGTTGTAACAGTTAATGCGGTAGACGATTCGTTTGGTAACCAGGCGGATCCATGATGGTTTCACCTCACAAGTAACCTGCCAAGCTCCCTGCCCCAAGAGACGAATCCCGTTGTTCTCGATGCGGACCCCCCGAGCGGGGCCACGTTGGTCCCTGAATGGAAGACGTCCCGACCCGCTGAAACCTAACCCAGTCGGCATGTAGCTTTGCCCGAAATCCATAATCGGATCGAGAAGGTCAACACGATTATTAGCCGAATCGGCTAATGCCCACGTCTCCGATAGAACCTCGCCTGCAACCTCACCTTTATCCTCGAGTTCGGCTTCCCATTCACCCCAGCGGGACTGCACGTTATCTGATGGGATAACAACCGGCTCACCGGAGATAGGTTTAAGCCCCATGGTCCGCCTCCTTAATTACCCTGCCGTCACGCTCCGCCATAAGCGCCGCCAAAAGACGGTCTTTCTCATCAGCATCTAACTCATCAATAGTCGTAGGGAAAGCATTAAGCCCCGCGTCGACCTGCTTACGGGGTTGACCTATAGGAATCCACACGCCCGGATCTTCGGGTCCACCAGGCGACCCCAGAGGGTCGTACTTGACAGCAGGGAATATCGTCACAGTGACGGAATATAACCCACTATGAGTAAGGGTGCCGTGAATCCTTTTGCCGGTCTTATCGAGCCTAATTCCAGGTGGTAAAGCACCACCAGTGATACGAACCGCGCCACCAGGAATATCTTCATCAAGCGTGTCACCGACTTCCCGACGCTCGTACCCAGCTGCTTCTGTACCAACAGCCCACTTGAACTCACGCTCCACCGGCTTCATCGACGGCAACTGCACGCCCACATCATCGAAAAGGTGCCGCGCCAGCTTATCCAAGAGCTCCCCCGGTAGGCCGAAACCAAGCAACAGCCAAGCGTTAGGATGCACACCCTCCGGCATCTCAAACGGATAAAGTCTCATATTCTTAGCTCCCCACAAACGTCGAAAGACGGCCAATAACATTTCTCACAGACTCAGCATTGCGTGCAAGCAGCTCATCCATATTTTTCAGCTCCGTTAAGTTGCCGATTGAAAGCTGCCACCCGACCGGATTTGCCGAAGTACTAGTCCACGGCAGCTCACTAACATAAGCCGCCCAAATCGCACCCCAAGCACGAATACCTACTGTGTCCCCCAAGTCAAAGTCGCGTCCTGGTAGATACGGGTAAGGGTCCGCAACCTCAAACGGGACAGACAGCCCACCGGCTGTCTCAGTCTTCGCCTGCCACGCTTTCTGCAAGGTTTCAATAGAATTGCCTGCACCCGGTTTGGAGACAGAGATATAGCCCGAGCGCCCGTGATACTGCTTGCGAGCTTGGTCAGTAAATTCATTAAGCACAAGGAATTTATCTGCCGCCATTTTCGACAACAGCTCCCCGCCGCCCTTAATAATCTCCGCAGCAATTGGACCAATCCCAGGAATCCCCGCCACAATCGCGGCAACCACCGTCTTAATGCCAACCTCAATCACATCATTAAGGCCTTTAGGCGACTGACCACCAACAAGAAACCGCGAATCAGAAGATTTAGTAATCGTCATCGGTGGAGCTTCATCAACCTCGAAAATCACCCAGGGGTCACGCCCGTCAGCCGATGGCACGGAATGACCCATACCAACGACGGACGTAAATTTATCTTCCATAGAAATGACACGCTGAAGCTGTGACCATCCTTGAGACAGCAGCCCTGCCGCACCCGATACAGTAGAGCGCGGGCTAAAAGAGATAACACCCGTTGGCTGGGAAAGTGTCGCATATTCTGGGAAAGGCTGTGTGTCGCCCGGTAGCCACAGGTCGACAATCGGAAGAACGCCCGCAGCCTGCCACGAAGCTGAAATCAAATCCCACGCGTTATCCCAACGAGCATCAATAATGCACCACTCACTAGGTAGCCCTGATTTGATAGGTGAGCAAATCAGGTTATGCAGCTGCGGATTAAAACCACGCCACGTACTAGGATTACTGTAATTATCCGTCCACGAAAACATAGAGGACAACAAACTGGGCTGCTGGTAGCCAATCAGGTTACGTCCGATGAGCTTCCGAGAGACGTCCTCTACCGAACCTTGCTGGATATCCGCGAACTGCAGCTGCACGATTTTAGAGCGGTTAGAAGGATCGGCCCACAACGGCAGATGCTTCAAATGCTCCACCATGTCCGCACCAGCCACAGTCAACCTAGTTGGATAGTCAACCCCGCCCTCTGGCGTCAAAGATGTCACTTTATACACACGTCGGGCAAGACCAGGCCGCTCCACCGCGATATGAATACCGGAGTGAAAAAGCTGCTCCATTGATGCTGGGTTATCCAACTCCTTCAGGTCAGCCATGAGTAGTGCTTCCACAGCTGGGTTGCGCGACCCGTCCGCAAGATGCCCCAAAAGCTGCATCTCCATCGACCCTGTATCACCAAACACCGCGCCCCACGTCGCCGATTCCCAATCTTCGATGGTGAGCACTGGCTCCCAGTTCCGGTCGAGGATTCCGACCCACTGCCCTTGCTCACGCATCACTGAATGCCGATGGGCACGATGCCCCACCCAATCAACCATTAAGAATCACCCCCATGGACTCAAATAACGAGGCGTAACCTCAAGCGACATGCCAGCACCTAATACCCATTCATAGGTTTCGTGAAGCGTAAGCGTCATCCCCTGTACTTTCCCCTGTAGCCCAGACCAGACATTCGTATCGACAGTGCCATCAGGCTTCGTGACCTGGCCAGACATGCCGAAATCAAGATTGATAATCCTCTCAGAGCCAAATACTGGGAAGGTAATCTTGCGGCCGTCAGGAAAAGTCACATGTGATTCTTCGCCGGTCCATCGCAATCGCAGCGACGGCGGCAAATCACCAGTAGGAACAAGCTCGACTTCGCCAGTCTGCGGACTCATTTCTCCGAACCAGCAGCCTTTCATATTCCGCCACGTCACGGACGTCTCAAAATAAAGCCGACCTTTAAGCTCCTCGTCGAGGTCAGGCATCGCCACCAGGCGCGCTGGCGCCCAACGAGTCTCCACACCACGGGAACGAACCTCGATGCGACCATCTTTGAAATGCGACCAATCACGTCGCCACTCGGCTTCTTGCATTGACACCGGCTGCACATCCGACGTAATAGTCACTTCAGTGGTCACCTCAACCGGCGGCAGCTTGAAAGAGCCTTGGCGTGCGCCAAAACCATTCACCGACTCATGGTCAGTAAATTCTGGCTGCGCCGTAGCCCCTTCCAGACCGCCCGGCTTCATCACGACACGCTGCACTTTCGACTCAGCGATAGTCGGGTAATGCAGACCATAGCGCTCCCCATTTGGCGAGATATACGCAATATGGCTACCCGCCTCCGGCATGGAGTCAAACCCTGGCACGTCAGCCACAGCTCCGTGGCCGGCAATCCTGATAGGACGAACCATCTACATCACCCCTCCACGCGTCCGCACCGCAGCCTTAGGCTTGCGCTTCACCTGAACCTCCAAACCGTCAACCTGCTCAGCAAGTTTTTTAAACTGCTTCACACGAATCAGGTCATCATCGGACTCAGCCTCAATAACCACGGTCGCCCCACGACGGGACATATCCGCTTGTACACCAAACGTGCGAGCAGTGAGCGAAAGCCCATTCGGAGACATCGCCACATCGACAGGATTTGCCGCATAAGCCTCCGCAGCCTTTTCCCCTAGCTTGAGGCCCAAGGGAACAAGGCCCTCGAGTCCAAACGTGGACAAAACACCGCTGGCCTGCTCTGACGCATAATCCTCAGCGGATTTGCGCGTCTGCTCCTGGAACTCCTGTGCGGCAGCCATCACCTCAGTATCCCGAGAAATGTCACCAAGCAGGAACGCGATATCCGTCACCTGCTGCGCAAGCTTCTCAGAACCAAGCGCGTTAGCCAGCTCCGCATATCCGATATCAGTACCTAGGAACGCTGCGCCAATCTCTTTGGCCACCATCTTTTGAGACTCAGTCAACATCGGTACGGTGTTTAACACTTGCTTCAGCAGCTGCCACTGGCGGTTGTTGAAAACGACCTCATCCGAGCCAGACAGGTTCACGCCCATCGTGCCATCAGGCCACACACCGCCCTTGTCAAACAACTTAGGCAAATCAACAATGCCGCCCTTTGCGTACCCGTGACCATGGCCCCACATAGTGGTCAAATCGTCACCATAGCGCCAACGGTAATACCGCAAAGCAGCAACCATATTCGCCTCTGGATCAGTACGATCATCCGGCAACGATGGGTCCCGGTGGTCAGCAAACGTGCCAGGGATAATCTGCAAAAGACCCTGCCCCGCCGAAGCACCAGTACCATTCATGTCCACAATCTCCTGATTGCGGTCAGGAATACCACCAGACTCAGACATAATCTGATCCAACATCGCATCGACCTGGCGAGGATCGTCAGCATTAAATCCCTCACGGCGCATCGCCCACATGGCCATTTCACGCCACGACTCACGATTACCCGCTTCACCGCCGCCACCAAAGAACAAGCCAACCCGCTCCTTGATAAACTCCCATGCCTTGCCCGCGACCGTGGAAAGCATAGCCCCAGGCAGCTTGCCAATCAGGCCAGGACCAGTCCAGTCGCCAATCTTCTCGATAGCGCTATCCCACAGGTTTTTGACCATAGCGCCGAGATTGAATCCCCCACCTCCACCAGCACCACCGGAAACAAACTCACCAACGATAGAGTCCATCGTGTACTGATTAGGGAAATACGAATTATCCGAACCCCAAGCCGAGCCGCCGAGCTGCACGCCTTTAGGGTCTGACGCAGACTCGGCGTTAATCCCGTCGAGGGTACCGGCCATATGGTCATCAGAAACACCAACTGTTACAGGTCCATGCAGGCCACGGGAGAACCCGAATGCTCCAGGGTTGGCCATGAAACTAACGGTGTTGAACAAGCGGCCTTCATAGCCGGTACCGCCATTAAGAACACGAACAATGCCAGACCATAGGCCAGAGCAGTCCCATGATGGGTTACCCACACCAGCCCACTGGTACGGCTTGCCATGTTCACGGCGCACGAAGTCCTGCGCAGCTACGACTCGGCTGGAAACTTCTTCCTTACGCTTCGTGTCACCATTCGGCTTGAATACGCCGCCTTTAGCAAAGGCGCTAACGAACCCGCCCGAGTCGCCACCAAGCATACGACGTACACCATTAACGCCGCCCTTAATAGCGGCAGCGTTCATAGCATGCACAGAGTCAGCGCCAACGGCACGAGTCCATTCAGGTCGCATGATAGCTTCGCCACCAGACAAACCAATCCGAGCCCCGCTAGCTGGGTCTACGAAATTATAAGGGTCACGCCCTGGCGTATAGCCTGGCAGGACACCGCCTTTAGCGTATTGGCCTAGGTTTCCGAGTGCGACGGGCGCTAGTTCGTCAAGTCCAACGAATTTAGCGACAGCGTTCCATGCCTTACGGATGCCGTTATTGTAAACCGTTTCAATAACGAATTTAACCGGCTTCGCAGCAGCCGACTTGATGCCATCCCAAATAGTGCGGATACCATCGACAGCCGATTGGAACCAGCCTTTGACTGTGTCTAGGCCTCGTCCAAGCGCGCCAAACACGTTCTCGTTAATCCACGTCCAGCCTGCGTACAGCTGGTCTTTCAACCACGTCCACGCATTCGAGATAGCGCCGGTGACGCGGTCGAAAATGTTTTGAACATTCTGGACAGCATTATTGAATGCGGTAAAAACAAGCTCTCTAATCTTGTTCCATACCGCAAGAAGCATGTCCTTAAGCCACGTCCAAGCGGTGTTGATAGCCCCGGTAACTAGGTTAAACGTGTTTTTCAGGCGTGTGATGTACCACTCGAATACCGCAAATACGGCATCGCGAATAGTCGTCCACACACTCAGCAAAATATCTTTAAGCCACGTCCACGCGGTAGACAAAGCCCCCGTGACTAGCTCAAAATTCGCCTTAACCTTATTTACATACCAGGTGAAAGCATCAAAAACCGCCGACTTAATAGACTCCCAAACACTCTTGAGAGTCTCGCTCATCGAAGTCCACTTATCACCAATCCACGTAAAAATAGGCGACAGCACACTTTCCCAAAGCCACGTCGCAGCAGTCGAAAGACCATCCCACGCAGGCTTAATAATATTCTCCCACGCGGCCTTAATCGCCCACGACAGCCCATCCCACGCGAGCATCAGCGGGGTAAGAATTACCGTGCCGAGAACGGCAAGAGTGACCTTAGCGACTTTCCAGATGCCGTCAAAAACCTTCTTAATAAAATCGCCAGCGGAAATAACAGCATCGCGAATACCGAAAAGGAAACCAACAAAACCAGAGTCCTCTTCCAGCCCGAACGGCAGGCCAGTGAAGTCACCCTTGAAAAGGATATCGGTGATACCGGTAATTAAATCAGGGATGCTAGTGAGCACATCACGGACGGTCAAGATGCCATTGACGAAAGGATTATCCTCTTCCCACCCAAAAGCATCACGCAAAGCGCCGGTAAAATCACCCTCAAAAAACAGGGCTGTTAAACCAGCCCAAGCATCAGTAATCCAGCCGGTAAACTCATCAAACTTTTCAGTAATCCACTCAATGCCGCCACCCAGCTTATCGGTGACCCACTCCCACCCATCAGCCAGAACACCGGTAAACTTTTCCCACATTTCACGACCGGTTTCAGTCTTCGTGAAAAAGTAGACCAGGGCACCACCAACAGCGATAAGCGCCGTGGCAATAATGCCAATGATGTTAGCTTTAGTTGCTTTGTTGAAAAGCTTCGTTACCGCAGTCGCAACCTTCGTCGACGCAATATAAGCCTTCCAGCCCTTATCGGCAATCGTGATAGCGATACCATGTAGCTTCATCGCGCCGGTAAATAGTTTCCACGCCCCCACCGCGATACCAACGCCGACAGCTAGGGATTTTAGCCAGTCCGCGTTCTCGCGAATCCAGCCGACTGCATCCTTGATAGCTTGGGATACATTCTCGATTGTTTCTTCAAGCCAAGGCCCCAGGCGCTCCGCAAAATCTTCCATAATCGGCGTCAGATACTCGGTCACCTGCTCAATAACAGGCTCAAGCTCTTCACCAAGTTTGTCGAAAGCACCACCGATAGCACCGAAAACAGCCGGCCCCATCTCAAACGCCGGCGCCAAGAACTTCTCGCCCAAACGCCCCAAAGCCGCCTGCATATTGTCAAAAGCGTTTCCGAAAGTCTCACCAGACTTCTTCGCAGCACCGCCAATGTTGGCTTCCATCGCGGTCGCAAATGTCTCAAAATCAACATCGGCAAGGTTGTCGCGCACTTCCTCAATCGGAATACCCAGATGCTTAGATAAAGCCTCACCGACGCCCGTAGCGCGCTCATTAAGCTGGTCGTAAGTTTCGATATTCAGACCGCCGGCGGCAACAATCTTGTTGAGAATCGGCGAGATTTCGGACAGCTCGCTACCAGACTGCGCGGTCGTATCTGCAAGCAGGGACATGACGCGGTCCATCTCTTCGCCGGATTTGACTCCCAGCGTGGAGAAAGTCGCAGCAGACTTAGCAGCCTCATCCAAACCAAACGCCGTACCCGTCACCGACTGCGATACCGAGTCCATGATGTTGTCAATGTCCTCAGACGAACGCCCAAGCCCCTGCAAAGACGCCTCGGCGTCTTCTAGGGACTGTAGACGCCCAAATCCCTTAGAAAACGCAGTACCGACACCACTCATAACAGTGGTGCCAATTTTCGCACCAACACCGAGCAAAGCACCTTTGCCTATGGTGCCCAGCCCAGAAACGACCTTGTCTCCAAAACCGGATGCCTTTTCGCCGGTTTCGTCCAGCTCGTCACCCATCTCACGCACAAGGTCACGGAAACTCTTTGCAGAGTCCCCCGCATCATCTTGCGCGTTCTCCATGTCCTTGAAAGCCTGCTCTGCAGACTCCGTAGCCTTGGACACCTCAACAGTCGCAGACTCTAGTTGGTCACTCGCCTTACGGGTTGCAATCGTGGCTTTCTCAACCTTGATTTGCGCATTTTCATAACGAAGCTGCGCATCACGAGCCTTCTTGCCGCCCTGCTCCCGCGCTTCCGCCAAATCCTTTTCAGCATTCTCAAGAGCGGTCTGGGCTTTCTCCTGCTCCAGAAGTTTCAGCCGGTGCTGCTCTTCCGCCGCGGTATGCTCCTTGGACGCTTTTTCCATGCGCCACTTTTGCTTTTCGTAGCGGTCAGCAGCCTTTTGCGAAGCAGTACCGATCTCCTTCTCGATGGAACCGGCAGCTTTTTTAGCGGCCTGCGCAACAGGGCCATTCAATTCGGCTACTAACTCCTTGATGGAATCTCCGAAACTCATTGAGATCGGGAGCGCGCCCCAGCCGGTTGCAGTAGCCATAATTGATTACTCCTTCACTTGGTTACGGCGCGCCAAATAGCGCCGGTTATGCTCACGAGCCCGCCCCCTGGCCAGCTTCATAGCCTGCTTATGTTCCGCAGCATCGCGGTCACGCTTCTTCGCCGTCCACATTGGGCTTGGTTTGCCGGTTAATGCTTGCTCCAGGCGGTAGAGCTGCATCGTGGCCATATCCATCGGATATCGGTCTTCTAGCTCCGATTTGAACCGGGATTCCATCGGCAACTGCTCGGCAAGTGCCAGGCAGCGCCGCCACGTCATCTGTGAGCAGCCTCCCCCAGGCCGGTACACATCCCGATAATCAAGCCGGTAAAACTGTTGAAAGTCAGCTTCGACTAGATGCTCATGAGCACGCACATTCTCATAGAGCGAGACATGCTCATCCCCCTCATCGTCTACTTGCCGGAGGAAGAACCTTTTCCCTTGACCGTGTCTCCCCACGCATTAAGAATCGCAGTCAAATCATCAATCTCCGCACCCTCAGCAAGAATCTGGTCAAACATTTCCTCGCCAAGAATCTTCTCCATCAACGACGGCATGACCTTCATCGCGATACGGTCATTCGACAACATCATCAGCTCAGCAGGGCGCTTGCCTGCGATGTGGTTGACGAAGGTACGTTCTTCGCCCATTACCTCGGCAGTGAAAGTATTGTCTACCTCCTGGGTTTCTTCGGTGATTTCCTGCTCGACCTCAGTGACTTCTTCCAGCACTTCGTCGGCAGGTTTAGTGGTCTTACGTTCAGCCATGGTGGTTCTCCTTATAAAACTATTTGGATATAAAAAATGGTGGTGGTTCGGCAAAGATCTTTAAAGGGCCTTGTTGGAACCACCACAGAAACAACAAAGCCCATATCGCCTACTCGGTAGGCCCTTCTACTTCATCAGGCAACGGATCATCCCCTTCTGAAACCGGAGGCTCATCCACCTCCGGCGACTCAGGCTCAGACGGGGCCTCTATTCCCCCACAGGACCAGACTCCGTCACACCCTCAATACGGATAGGCGCAACATCATCATTGACCGCCACACCAGTGCTACGAATACGCAGGCGGTCATACAACTGCTTAAAATCATCCTCAACAACATCAGCGCTATAGGAGGTGACCTCCGCACCATCATCACCCTTAGCATTGCCGGACGCATAAATCTCAGCCTTACGACGAGAAATATCAATCAATACGTCACCAAAGCTATTGACCGTTTTGAATGCAATAACTTTCTCCGCATTACGGTACGGAGTTGCAAGAACAGACACACCGTCTTCGACCCATTCTGACCCAGGGTGCAGAATCTGATGAGTCACCTCATTATCTTCAATGCCATCAAACGTGCGCACATCCTTACGGAAACGCACATCAGTCATCTGCTTCTTACCACCAAAGCTGTTGATGTCATTTCGGTCTTCATCCTTTTCAGAACCAATCTCCGAACCTTCATTCAGTAGACCAATGAACGCCCAATCTTCACCGAACGTACCATCGGGTGCGACAGTCGCATCATCGTTATCAGATACCCAAACCTCGGCGTCCTTCCAGACGTTAATGTTACGAGAACGAGGGGTTTCCCCTACAGGTGCAGTCATTTATTTACTCCTAACTTAGGTGCCGCCCATCGGACGGTTATCGATGCAACGTAGCCGCCGGTGACATCATCAGGGGCTACGAAAAGATTCCCGCCAGGGGCGGGGGCAAACCCCGTCGTATGGGCAGGGTCTTGTAGAAAAGCGTCAATCCACGCGCATAGGCTGCGCGCTTCAGGACGGTATTTAGAAAAGACCGCCACCCGAACATTCTCGGTAGCGGTCGCACGCCCCGCAGAGGGCGTACCGTCAGCATCCACCAGCACATAAGGCCCCTCGTGGATGCTGTATGTGTGGTCCGTGTTTGACGTGATTTTCACCCCGTCAAGAAACGGTGCGGTATCGAGTAGGTCTTGAACCGCGAGGGGCGCGTCACGCTGTATGAACACAACAAATCACCCCTTATATCGATGCACATCAAGACCATTTCGAGCAGCAGCACGCGTCATCACACCATGGCGGGCTTGTAACGCCAGGGCACCAGGGTGCCGCAGCAGGACAATCGCAGTAAGCCGACCGTTCTTGTTCTTCCCCATGGTCACGGACGTTTCAGGAACAACATTGGAACTAGTCACCCGGCGCGCTGCGTCGGATTCCATGTCTGCTGCAACGGCTTTGGCTGTGGCTTCTAGCTGAGGTGCGTAAGCATTTTCAATGGCTGCGAAGAAGGAGTCAGGGATTTTGACGAACGCCTTACCGATTTTTGCCATTAGCCTGCTCCTCTCACGCATTCAAAGACCACGCCGGGGCGATGCCGCGCAAGCGCTGGACGCCGGTTTTGTCCCCAATCCCATGAGGTTTTTACGACGCTGTACCGCTGCCCACGGACAGTGACCTCATCACCCGGCTCGACCTGAGAACCCGAGGGAACCCACACCCGAAGCGCATCTTTCACACCATCACGCCCCAGGTCGGAGACTTCCTCTAAGGAAAGCGGCTGTACGGACTTCGCGAACAACTTAATATCCGGAGTAACAGGAACCGGGAAGCCACGGTCATCAACACCGCCAGCCTTACCATGCACAACAATCGTCTCAGCCACGGTGAATCACCTCCGGCCAACGCCGCGCACGCGGAAAACGACCTCGCGGCAAACCACCAGAAGGCAAACCCAAGGCCTCCCGCTGCGCATCAGTCAACCGAATACCACCGAACGACACCGAATCAACATCCGCATACGTAATCGAATCACTTTCCGACCCCGTCGCGGAAGAGACCGACCGAACCCCCGCATTAGGCCCAATGATAATAGCCGCAGACACCATCTCACGGATAACATCCTCTGCTTCATCACGCAGCCACGGGACAGCAATCAACGCAGCATCAAAGTCCTGACCGGCCTTAAGAAACGCGGTACGAATCTTGCGCTCCGCGTCTTCAATCAGAATCTCAATCCGAGGGTGGGTTTCTTCCCCTGGGCGAGGATCAAGCCGCGCCACCACATCCTCAACGGTTACCAGTGTCACGGCCACCACCTCCTAATCGTCCAGACCAGCGATAGCCTTAATCATCTGCGCACGAGTCATCCCCTTAGGATCAACCTTGCGAGACTTCAAATACGCACGGTGCGCATCAACGCTGTCAGTAGGCTTCGGCTTATCAACGGAAGACTTAGCCGGCTCCTCATCGTAAACAGGCGCTTCAGAAGTCTTAGCCGATTTCTCATCGTTAACAGACTCTTTAGATTTAGCCTTTACGGGCTTCGAATCCTTGCTCTCATCAATCGCAATACCTGACCGGAGCAGCCAATCGCGCTTCGGATGGTCATCCGCAATCTCATCCCCAGGCGTATATTTCACCACCTTGCCGCCACTACGGTCTTGCCAAAAGGCCTTAACAATCATTACGCCTCAATCCCGGTCAGCTTCACAACAGCCTTAGGATTATCAACCGCAACAACACGATGACGAATAGCGTCACACCGGTAAGACATACGAGAACCGCCAAAGCCATTTTCCCCAGACTCGGAATAGAGCGGGGTCAAAGTCAGCGGTTCCGCTTCAGAAACAAAGCCCGCAGTACCAGACTGCATGACATAAGCCTCGCCCTCAGGGATAAACGCGGAAGTAACCACGCGCAGCCCCGCAAGAGTCGCTGGCTGAATACCAAGATAAACCGGGTTCTCAATCGCCGCATTGCCGTTGTAGAACTTCTGGGTCGACTCATGGAACAACGCCAAGTCCAAAGTCGCCTCATTCAATACAATGATATCCGGACGGTATCCCATCAAACGCTCCGGCGCGTCAGGCTCATCAGCAGGCTTCGGAGTCTTTGCCAATGAAATCATGCGCTTAGCCTGACGAATATCCTGTACAGGATAAGCCGCGTTATCTTCCCAATCTGAGCCAACGCCCAAAGTCGGAATATTCGCAGCATCAAATGCAGCGAGTGCAGACTTCACGCCATTCTCGATCATCGTGTTCTGCAAAGCAGTGGTCTGCTGCGTCACAAGATCAATCTTGTTAAAACGCTGCATCTCCCACGACACGCGAATACCCAACGCGGTCTTCACACCAATGATGGACTTGAGCTTGCCCAGGTTCAGGTCAGAGACCGGAATTTCCGCGAACTCAGCGACTTCTTCCGAGTTATCGTTCAGGTAAGGCGCAGCCGCCTCACGGTAAGCGACAACGCCATCATTGCTGCCGCCGTTGCGAAAGAGCGCCTCTTCGAGGAATGCGCCGTCCAGGTTCTCCAAGACACGTTCTGGAATGTATGTAGGGTCCTTGACCATTTCGCTAACGGTCAAGGTATCTCCGCCGAAAGCAGAGGTGAGGTGAGTAGCACCCATGATTTTCCCCTTTCAGGGCTCAAGAATTAAGCAAGAAAAAACACCCAGCTCTCAACCAGAGATGGGTGGAAACAAGCAGAGAGAACTATCCCCTGCCCCTATTAGCCTTCGGAAGAATCCGATGCTGAAGCAAACACCGAAGGATGGAACAAGTGCACACGCACCAACCCACCCGTAGACGCCTCTGCCGCGATACCGACCTGCACAGTGCCAGCAGGCGAGACCTTGCCATCAGCCGCAGCAAACACCGGCGCATCAACACTGAATGCGTCAGAGTCCCCCGCCAGAATCTTCACGACCCGCTGCGAAGTCTGAACACGTACGATGCGCGGAAGCCCGTGAATAACATCATTGTCTGAGCGAGCTTCGGGAGCTGCAGATTCCGTTACAGCACCGAGCGGGAAAGTGGCGGCATCGGAGTGCTCAACCTTGCCGTCAGTCGCCTTTACAAGACGGAACTTTTCGACCTTCGCGGATACTTCCCGCGTCAGAT